CCAAAAGTCAGGGAAGGAATCCTCCGCTTGCGCGTAGTCCGCTTGCAGGATTTGCGCGGGGGATTGTCTGCCCATTGCCTTGGCTATAGCGTCCCGCGCTTTTTCAACCTCCGCGAGATAAAACCCCGCAGGAACATCCGCCTGCATGGCAAGGCAATTCGGCCCCTCAAAATGCATCAAAAGGCCGCAAAGGGCGGAATAAAGATCAGGAGCGGCACTGTTAAGTTGTTCCCGATATTGCAAGGCGGAATCCCCCTGCCCGTTTTCGTTTGGTGTTGTCATGGTGTTTTGTTTGGGGATTTTCCCCGTGCTGGCCTCTCACTAGGAGAGACCAGAGGCGGGAAAGATTCGCCATTAATGGACGCCAATTGCAATTGCCACGCCACGGAATTTTTCGGACCCGCAAGCATGGCCAGAAGGGGTGCAATCCCCGCATTTCCCCGAACAGACAAAAACGCGCTTTCCAGCCTGTTCCCGAACGTCCCGCGCATAATCCGCGAAACCTTCATTCCGCTTTGATTGATATGCTCGCCCGTGATCCTTGGCAGTATTCACCGCGATAAATTCTCCCCGTGCAATGGGAAGACGGGAAACGGCTTGTTTTTCCGCCTCTGTCCCGCTTCCCCCGCTCGACAGGTTCAGGAGGTAATTCGACGGGAACCGTGCCCCGCTTTCAGCATAGGCCAGAAGCAACCGCCAAGATTTGCTGTATCCGTAAACTTGAAGATCAGGCCGCGCAAAGCAGAGGCGGAACCAAAAGGCGAGGATTTCGGGGGACGCGAAGTCTCCGTCCACATAAAGACGGACAATCGCCCTTTGGGGAAGCTTCATCCAAGCCGCGACAATCTCATCTCTCCCCGCTTTAGTGCGGAGGCGGATACTGTTTACCAGTTGGCGCATGAAAGCCGCAGGATAGCGCCATGCCTTGAAAGAGTAGCAGAATCCCCCCATGAGATCACCTGATGCCCCGTAAAGGCATGATCCAGCCTGCGGACAATCAATCCCCGCCAAGGATGAGAAGGCAAAGAATGGAAGCTTGGAATTTCCACCTTCCGCAAAGACGGCGGGAAGCTTTCCCGAATCGATGCGTTTAAAGCAGGATTGCCAACCGATTCCGCGAGACATAAAGAGACCGCGCAAAGGTTCGACGGATTGCGCCTCTACGCATTGCAAAGCCCCAGAATAGAGGGAAAGAGTGAATTGCTTTTTCATGGTGTTGTTCAGTGTTGAAAGAAACTGTTGACAATGGAAATCCCGAAAACAAAAAGCCCCAAGACTACGCATAGCGCAAAGCCTGAAGCCTCTTTAAATTCACGAATGATCCCGCAAGCATAGAAAGCAAAGCGGGACGGATTCCGAACTATGCAAGACAGATGAAGCTTGCAACGCGTGACAGATGGATTGTTTTTTTTCATGGTCAAACAAGCTTCCATCCGAATTTTTTGGCAATCTTTTGAGCGGATGCAAGGTGGGATTCGGGCGTTTTGCGCTCGCTCAAGTGATAGAGAATCTCGTCGGTGATAGCGTCACGGATAGCGGCGAATCCGCAAACGTGAGCGAAATAGACTTTGCGTTCTCCCAAGGCGGAATCCCCTTGGCCGTTCATGGTGTTTTGACTCATAACGGGGACAATATCGGGCGGGGGACAAATTAAGGCAAGGGAAATTTTCAATTTATTTTTAGCGGGGGAAATTGGAATAATTCCAATTAAAAATTGACATTGTGCGGGAATACAACGCATCAACGCATCATGATATGATGATATATCAAGATATGCGGATATGATGATATGTCCCAAGGCGTGGAAGCGTGGAAGGGAATTGCGAGGGGAAGCTTGGCAAGGTGCGCGTGATTCCTGCATGGGTGCGTTGTCCCTCTCCCATTGGTGGGGAATAGGGCATGGGTTTTTCTTTTCGGGGTTTGCCCCTAGCATTCCCCGTTGTCCCCCCTTGGATGGTGCGCTTTTGCGTTGCTTGCCATTGTGCGCTTACTCTGTAGCCTTGGCAATGTCATGACAGCGGACGCAAAATCAAAGCGTCTCTGCTGGCCGTATAAGCGGAGACTCACCTCTCATATCGGGTGCATGGGGCAGGATGGTGCGACAAGCGCGAACCAACTATCAGTGCGGACGGGTGGACGGGACGCGCAGGACAGCCAGCCGATAGGTGCGAACCCACTCGCAAACCACAGACCCCACCACACCCGTCTCCCACCCGCCCTTCTCTTGGCGCGGGCACTGCGACTGGGAAAATACCCCATGTCGAAAATTTTGTGGGGAAAAGTAACCCGTCAAGTGATAATTTATTAGGAACGCTACAACGCTATGGGACGCTATTTGAGCGTGGTGTAGCGTGGACGCTATCGCGCTATCCGCCCTTATATAGGGGCGGTAGAGCGTAGCGTTGCTTTAATAGGGGATTGTCTTATTGAATCTTACGCCCGTTTTCTTTAACAAGACACCACCCCCGTCTCTCTTCTTTCTGGAGACCCCCCCCTACCCCCTTATTTAAAGCGAACCCCGTCTTAAATATTTTTCTCTGTTATAAATTCGGGGCTGGTTTTATAACGGGTTACTCTATTAAAGGAATTGTCTCTATCCTTTAATATGTCTACGGCTTATACATATTGGGGGGAACGTGTCTATGGATTCGGGATTTTGTGTACAGGTTCGGGCTGGTTGGGGTTTAGGAACAGGTCTTCTTCTGTGGATACGAGGTATAGGTTGGAGTAGGACTGGTCTCCTATCCTTATTTCTACTTCCTTGTCTTCCTGCTCTTTGGTTAGGGTTGCCCTTATTAGTCCTGAGAGTTGTTTGTAGGTCATGGTGGCGGGGTTGGGTCTGGTATTGGGCTACCAATGGTCCGTAATTACGTTTAAATGGGCCTACGGGAGGTTTTTCGTCCATTCCGACTCATCGTCCTCGTAATGCACTACAGCGTCTTGTAGGACTTTCTGGTGTTCTAAGTAGTCGATAGCTTTGGATAGGAGGTAGAAGTAAACCGTGTTGTAGCCCCCACCCTTGCCGTGGATGCGGTTTTTGAAGGTGTGCCAGTCCTCGCCTCCCTCTTCTTGGTATTGGGGGATGAAGATGGGGACTTCGGGGTCTTCGGTCTTCTTGACTATCCTATATGCTGTTCTTATGGAAACTTTCATGGATTCGGGGTTTGACCCCCTAGTCTTCTAGGAAAATCGGGGTGTTATCCCCGACATAGGAGCCTGCGATGTTGTAGTCGAAGTATTCGTAGGCTTGTTCTTCGTCCATGCCTTGGTCGATTAGGCATTGGATGGCCTTGTTTTTGGAGTAGAGGGCTACTGGTGAGTGGAATTGGTAGCCTATCCCTATAAAGGCTTCTTCTAGGCCGTCTGCGAACATGACGCTCTCTTCTCTTTCCTTTAGGAGCTTGTCTGCCTCTACTGTGGTCATGGTTCGGGGTTGGTCTCAATCGGGCCCAAGGGTATGGGTTGTTTGAGCATAAAGGGCCGCTGGTGGGCTTTTCTGCTGCTGGGCTTGCGACGATAGCCAACAAGGCACAAGGTCTCTCCTGTGGCGTTATAGATGGGTATGAGATGGCCTTTAGCTAGAAGTTTTTTAAGATTCATGGTTGTTTTGTTTCGGGCTTTGCCCTTGTGGAATGCGGTTCTCTCCACCATTTCCCCTGATTTTAGTCCGTAGCTCATTGGTTTTCCATTTAATGTTATCAAAGTTGTCCCGATACTTCGGGCCATTGACCTTCCTCATCCTGTCTCCTTTACCAGCCATATTTCTCCTCTAGTTGCAACACACGCTTCATGGCTGCATCTGGATCGCAAGCTCCGTCTACTTTCCAATCCCCAGCGTTAATGGCATCCACCATGGCTGTATGTAGTTCTTCCGCGCTTTCGCGCCAGTCATTGCGCTCACGCTCTAGCCTTTGGCAGCACTCTTTAAGTGCAAATGACCACTGACCATTGCTGGCCATAATAGCCGCAATTGTTTCTGGCGTATCGTCATTCATAGCTAAAACTCCAACGGATCAACCACCCATCCCAATTGCGGATGGCGGTCTATGATTCGGCGTTGCAGCCCCTTGACGAAGTCTTCTCCAGACTCTTTAATCTCGCTATCTAGCCAGTCACGGGTGGATTCCAACAGAGATCTTAACGTAGCTTCGCTTTGGGCTAGATCGTCGTTAAGCTGTGCGATAGTTGTATTCATGTGTAGAGGTGGGGCGAGAGAAGGTAGAAAACACCAGTAAAAGACCCTCCCCCGCCCCGAAAGACTAGAATGCCTCGTCTACTTCCTCTTCCTTCTTGTAAGGAGGAGAGAACTTCAGGCTGATGTAGTCCACTCCCTTTTGGGACTTCTGTTTCCAGCCCGCCACATCAAGGTTCATACCATTGATCATGACCTTACCCTTGTGGGTAGGGGCTTTGGGGTTATCGCTTTTGTTCGGGAACAACGCTCCCGAATTGTCTTTTTGTTGCTGATTGCTCATATTAGTTAGTTAGGTTTTTTTATTGTTGCTTCACTAATGGCCAGCAGATCCACGGTAGGAACTACGGTCATCAGATCTTTTCTACCATTGCGTTGGTAAAGTTTATAGACAGTTGGCTTCAAGCTTTGTTCACTATTTTCTGTCATCCCTTCGATAAATGGCATGAGGGTGCGGCGTTTGACCACAATCCAATAGGAACGGGTTTCAAAGACAATGTAGTCGGCTTCTCCATAGAGCCAACCAAGTTCCCCGTGGACATTGCGTAGCTCCACATAGTGCATGCGATCTGTGGGTTCGGGGTCATCCCGCCTCCACTTCTTCATCGCCTTAACATCATACCTTTTTCCGTCTGATTCCACATCCCAATGTTCCTCCATATCCTGCTCTGGTGTGGAGAAATGAGGATTGGTTAGCAGTTCAGCAAAGCGTTGTTCAGCGCGCTGCCCGACCTCATAGCATGTGTTCATTGATGCGTTAGACAGCTTGGCGTTTAAGATGTTCAAAGTTTTTCGCAGCCCACATCATGGCCTCGCCATCATTACCCACATCCTTGGCCCAGATAGACGTATCGCTAACTATCCCATATTCCTGAAGAATATTCATAACATCACACTCGTTGGCAAAGCGAGCCTTGATCCAGTTCTCTAGCTTGTTACCAGTAAAAGAATGAGTAGATGCCATAGAAGGTAAAGACCCAGAAGAATAGTGAGAAGATAATTGAGATGGCTAGGACCACAGGATTCATCGCGGGTTGATAACATCCTTGAGAATTTTTAGCCCGACCAATACCAAAACAATCCAAAGCCCGTAAGCCAAGAGATAGTCAATCATAGGTCTTTATCCAAAAACTTTCCCGTTGTTTTCATGTTTACCCAGAATGTCAGGGCAAAGATACATAGTATCGTTGTTAGTGCTTCCATAAAAAGATAGGGAGGAGGCTAGTGCCTCCCCCCATTTGTTTCTGTAGTTTGAACCCGTTGTCTACAGAAAAAGATACGCAAACCAGCGGCACAACCCGAAACAGTTGGGTTTATCCTGTTTCGTTTTGGGACACGGGGCGTAACCAATTCCACCATAAGGCCCGTAGACAATGCCGAATCCATTAGTGTAGTAGTGATTCAATTCCTTTCCACCTCCTTTCTGTAAAAGAACGAAGCTGGAATTATACCAGAATTACTTGGTTCCGTAAAGCGTTACCCAAAGTAATCCCCATTGGGAAAAGCAATAGCCTCCCCAAATGACTGATAGGGCGATATTTCCGCGAATTGCCTGCTCTAGAGCAACGATTCCGTAACATATTCCCACCGCCCCAATCAGCCATATACTGGTCATTTTTCTTCTTCTTTGGGTTGTGTTTCGGGCGCAAGCTGCTCAACCATTTCTTTGGCCCCCTCAAATGTCATCAGGATATCGGCAGTAGCCTCATTTTTCTCACCCTGAATCATCAGGATGTTGTCCGTTCCTCCATTGAGAAGTGTATAGCCCTTGGCAATATATGCCTTGTCTACACGTTCTTGGAGGCTATCGGGGGCCAGCGGGCTGGCAGTTTGTTCAGTTTGTTCGCTCATAAGTTGATTTGATAATTTTCGCTAAAGCGGACGAAGATGTCTCCGTCCATGTACATATGGTCGAGGTGGACGGGCTCTTTGTCAACCCTCCATAGAAACATTGCTGATCCGAATTCTCCCACCCGTTCGGTGGTGATATAGCCTTCTTGGTCTTTTTCAAACTCCGAATATTCCCTCCAGCCAGTTATCCATTCAAATACCCTAGCCAATTGGTTGCTCATGGAGAACAATAAAGATGTAGATTGTTTGGATGTCAAGAGAAAATAACACTAACTCCAGCCTCATCAAACATTTGTAGAGCGGCTTTGAAGGAATCGGCCCAGCGTTCATAACTTTCCAGATGGGCGTTGAATGGACAGTAAACCTCTTTTATCCCAGCTTGAATAATTGATGAAGCACAATGGGCGCAGGGCTGGAAGGGCCATACAAAAATAGAATAGTCTTTAAGTGGTTCTTTAGCCGACAAGATGGCGTTCATTTCGGCGTGGATGGTGTAGAGAAGTTTGGTATCGCGATTTGCGATACGTTCATGACCATCATCCACTCCGCGAGGGAAGCCGTTAAATCCTATGGATGCTATGGTTCGGTCTGGTCTGACGATAACCGCTCCAACTTGTGACGAAGGATCTTTGCTCCATGTGGACACCTCTTCAGCCAACTTGATAAATCGCCCCTGCCACTTGATGTCAATTGTTGCCATCAACTTCAAATCCTTGGTTTTCCAGTTTCTTTACCATGTTGGCAATCATGGTGGATTTCAGCTTGCGCTCGTAGCTATCTTTGGCTCTCCACATCTTGACTTCTGAAATTAGTAGATCAATTGAGACAATCGGGCTTTCTCCTTCAAAGGTTTGATATTCGGAGAGTAGTTGCTTGATCTCTTCAAGTTGGCTACATGAAGGGCATGGGACATATTCTTTGCCATTAAGCCCGTTGTTCATTAGATCAATCATAGTACGGATCGGTAAGTTTGCTAGGGGGAAATAATGCGGTTTTTAGGGGGATAATTTTTTCGGGCATCTGGCTCCAGATCCTTGTGGTCTCGTAGCTCTTCTTACACCACTTGCGATTGTTAAACATCCAATGGTAGCCCAAGATATAGGCGTTGGCCATCTGGGCGTATTCCTTGAGATTTACTGGCAGCTTGTTTCTGGCAATCTTACGAACGGACCTCATCTCGCAATCCCACTCCAGTTCAATAACAAGTCGGATATACTTGTCCACATAGTCCACACGTTTTCCAGCTAACCATTCGTCTACCTTGCCAAGAGCGTCTTCTTTGGATTTGTGCCACTTGGGTCTTTGGGTCTGCTGGTCTAGGTGGCAGGTCTCATGGACAAAGACATCCAGCCATGTGGACACGGGGCGCTTTGTGGCGATGCGAAGCTCTTTGTCATCAGCCCATCCAACAGAGGTGGCCTTGCCCGTAATAAGGTATTTCTGGGGAACGAAAGTTAACTTGAACTTTCGGTATTTGAGGATGGCCCGCCCCAAAAAGTTGATCGTTGCTTGATCCATTTATTCCTCTTCTTGGACATCTTCTTCCTCAACTTGTTCAAATAACCTTCTGATAGGGTTGTCGCAAAAGCCTTCTTCTTGTTCTGGGAATGGCATCAGAACACCCGTGTCATCGTGGCGGATAAGTAGATCTTTATCAAACTGATCCTGTGTCATTAAACAACTCTATCAACGTCTCTTCTTCCCCGCGAGTTTTTTCTTGGTTGATTTCAAGCGCGATATCTTCTTCTCGGTCATCGACCAAAATTCCAGCATATCTGAGACAGTCAACGAGGTATTTCTGCCCTGCGTTGCAGGGATCGACACATCTCTTCCTGTAGACCGTAATGCGGACAAGAATGCGGCCTGTATGCGCTTTTTCTCCGCCAGTCTTCCCCACGGCCCCATTGAGAACAGGCGGTTTAGGCTTGCTGTTACGGCTTTTACTCTTAGCTGGAAGAATGGCTTTTCCTCCCATGAATTTTTTCTGGATGACATCGATACGCTCATAGACTCCTTTGCTTACTTCCACATAGCCTGCGGGGATGGCGTTCATGGATTCGGGATTTCATTTAAGTATTTTTCAGCCTCTTCTTTATATCTAAAATAAGGTGCATATTTGTAGATCCACTTAGGCCCGATGCCAACTTCTTCAAAGTTTTTCCAAAATAACCATTTTTTGTATTGAGGGTAGTAAACAGTAATTTCCTGCCATTTTTTATCTAAGTAGCGAAAGTAAGCCTCCTGTTTTACTTCTTGAATTCTGTATTTCATTGCTTCCACTCATCTGCTACTTGTTTCATGGCGGCGTAATGTGAGCCCTCTAGCTTGCCTGTCTTTAGCATTTTTTCTTCGGCGCGGTATTCCACCTCTTGGACGAACACGGAGATCACAAGGTTGATTGTTTCGCGATCTATATCTTTAAGTTTTTCTTTCATTGCTCAAGCAATACTTCCTCTTTAAGTCTTTCGGATTCGGGGTCGGGGGCAATGCACATCATCAGTGCTTGGCGGGCCTTCTCCAGTTGCTTTTCTTTCTGCTGTAACAACACCTCAAACACATCCGCATGGACGGGGTTGATGTTGCTATAGACTCGTCCTACGGTCATTTAATGATCCCTTCTTGGCGGGCGATGGCCTCAATCTGGCTCACATACTCGCGGGTGCAGTTGAATTGCTCGGCAATGGCAGCGAAGTTCATTTCGGGGTTGGCCATAAGGTAGCCCAGCACCTTGAAGGCCCGACCACCATGCATACGCCTCTTGGTCGTATTTTTGCGCTTGGCCCGAATCCCATTTTTGCGAAGGGCTTGCGCCATGGCTCCGTATTTGACTCCGTGTTTCTCGGCAAGTTCACCAATGGTGATTTCGGGGTTTTCTTGAATTTCAGTAGGTAGGATGGTTGTATCGATCATAAGATTATGTGTTGACTTACAAACCTAGCTGGTGTTCAATATTCGTCAAATATTAATATTGGAGAGGCGTGGAGACTTTCGTTTCCGCGCCTTTCGCGGTTTACGGGCTTTCTTTTGCTCTCTGTGGAACAATTTGTGGCACACTTTACAGAGGCATATCAGGTCATCCAAGTGATTAAGTTCGTCTCCTCTGTGTTCGTAAGTGCGGTGGTGGGCTTGGAGTTCTAGGGGACTGTTGCAAACCCCACATCTCCAGCCGTAGCGTTTCTTCACTAGGCGGCTCACTTCCTTCCAATAAGGCGTTCTCAAGTAGGATCTATAGGATTCTTTATCCATAGAAAGATCTTACTCTCTTGTTGACAGAGTGGCTACCCTTAGTTATTTTGGCGCAGGCGATTTGGGTGCGGTCTCTATGAGCGGATGTTTTCTATCAAGACATCAGTGAGGGGCCGCACCCTCTTTTTTGATATTGACTTATTTTTGAACGTTTGGTAGGTTGCCGTGGTCTTGATAGATTCAGACATCCGCTCACGGCGAGCTAGACATATTGTAGCCGAATCTCCAGCGCAGGTATGCAAGGGTCACACCGCCAAACGTTGGACTATCCGAACCAAACCTCGCCAGCTTGGTAATCCAGAAATAGTCTGGTAAAGCGACAGGGACATGCCCTGTGGGGTGCATCGACGTTAGTAGGTCATCAGAATGGCAGCCTCGGAGCCTAGACGTTGGTGGTAGGGCTGAAGCAACTCATCTCGGAGGGATGAATATTTCGACTCTTTACAAAACTCCTGCCCCGTAGCTGGGGCGGAGTGTGTGAAGGACATCGCAATCTATCTGGATGGATTAATTATTCGACTATGCGGCGTTCGGGAAAAATGCGTAAAGAAGCCGCGACACAAGGCGGGCGCACGGCTTTAGCCCGCCGAACAATACCCCCAAAGAAAAAAGAAGAAAAAAGATTGAACGAACAAAGAAAATGGAGGTCTATGTCTATATGCAAGATTTGTTAGAAGAAAAAAAAGTAAAAGTGTATTCCGTTAAAGGAAGGCCCTACGCTTGGGTTGGAAAAGAACTTTTGCACAGAAAGATAATGAACGCAAAACGTGGTCAGATTGTAGATCACATTAACGACGATCCTCTTGATAACCGTCCAGAGAACTTGCGTTTTGTGACGGTTGGACAAAACAGACAAAGATCACGTTGTAAACCTCAAGGAAAATCTGGCTATGTTGGCGTTTCTATAAGCAAGAAAAAATGGGACGCCAAAATTTGGTTTAACAATAAGTGTTATTATCTTGGTATATTTGAAACGCCAGAAGAAGCGGCCAATGCTTACGACAAAAAAGCTTTAGAATTTTTCGGTGAACATTGCAAACTTAACTTTGAGGAGAACAGACGCAATGAACCGTAGCTCCATTTTTGCTGGGCAGCGTAGTAAACGAGGAGCACCGTATGGTGTGTCCTGTGGTCAAGAGATAGCAAGGCTTATGGCCCGCATCAGCCATAAAATGATGCCCCACTGCTATCGTCACCATGGCAACTTGTGCGCTGAAGAGGGGATGCATACCCGTTCCCAGCAAATCTTTTTTGGAGGCGGGGAGACCCGCATGCAAATGCGAAGGCTTCAAAGGCTGGGGGGTCAATGAAGCTGCGCCACCCCGCTTCCAATCTTTTTATGAAACCACTACTAATAGTATTACTACTAACAGCCAATATTCAGGCACAAGACGGTAGCTTTTCGGGTACAATCTTTGATTTGGATTCGGGACGCACACAAGTTATCAATGGATCGGTGGACATCAAGCCCACCGAAAGCCCGTATCTTACCACCCTTCGCCGCATCAATGCGGAGTTGGCTGAATCAAACGCCCGTTTGAGTGCGGAGATTACAGCGAACAATCAACTCTACGAACTGCGCGAGCAGACGCGACTCCTTCGCAAAATTGCCGACCAATGAGCAACTATCTCAACGTCAACATTCCAACCTTCTTTGCTTTCGTAGACGAGGGATTTTTCTACGATTTGGAACCCAGCGTCAGCAGGGAAAGACAACTAGTCGAAGTATTTGCCTTCACCTCCATCCCTCAACGATGTGGATTGTTTAGCGTGATGACCGAATACGGAAGCTGCCATGCCAGAGTTCCGATCCACTATCTCCACACTGAGGAAATTGGAGGGACGTTTTACCCTCTGGATTGGATACAACTTTGGGATTCCATGAGTTATTACTGTTCGGTTAACATCTTGGACTACTGCAAGAATCGGGCGGCAAACATAATGCTCAAGAACAAAACCTTTGAGAAAGCCAAGTATATGTTCACCTTGGACTGGTGTTTTGGGCCTCATTACACAAGTGGCTACGGAGAGATGGCTGCTGGACACAAATGCGGCCATGTGTTTGCGGGAGATGGGCAATATTTTATCCAACCCAACAACCGTGTGTTATGGATGGACGGCGGATCGTTTATCGCTAAAAAATTCCCAACCAAGCCCAACTGGAAGGTTTTCAGCCAAGAGTTTAGCTGCGAGCATACAGGCAGCAGATGGGTTAGTGAAAGCGAGGAGGAGCTATGGTTTTACGACTTCAAAGAGCAGGGATAGGATTAGCACTACTTATTGCAAGTGGTTGCGCTTCTTATCCGCGACCCTATCCTTGGAACTTCCCACCAGAAGAGGAATGGAACGCCCCGCTGGAGACTAGCTGGCTTAATCTTGTTGATAACTGGCGAAATCTGACAGCACCGCGCAATAAAGTGTGGAATCCGCTTATTCGTGAGTATGAGCCTGACTTTGGCGCGGAGATTGAACTTCTGGAGCGGGATCTTGAAGAACATGAATTGTATCAATGATCCAGCCCTGCTTGCGGGCTTCTCTGCCATTCTGGTGGATAAAGTCATGGCAGGCTCGACAAAGCGCGGCAAACAGACTGTAGTCGCAAAGGTAGCGCCCATTACGCCCCGCCTTGTGATGAATGTCCTGACTTTTCGCCTTCTTGCATTTCTCACACATGGGATGCAGTGCCAAGTAGGCTTTTTTTACCTTTGCATACTCCTTGTATTCACTCTGGCGCTTGGGGGATGCATACCGCAACCTTCCGCTGCGCTTGAGGCTTTGCGTTCTTTTTAGTGGAGTTTTTGAACGGAGTGGAGTTTTTCTTGTCATACCTACTATGATCACTTGGAACGATTACAACGATACAAAGCCCGATACTGAGGGAATCTACCTTATTAAAAACGACGAGTCAAACCCTCCATTGAGGTGGGCCTGTCATTACCATCCCCACCATGGATGGAGCGGGATTGGACATATACTTGAACGTGTGATTAAGTATTGGAGTCCATGGCCAGATTCAAAGTAGTATTAACCGTCATCAATGAAGACTCCGTCTCCCCATTCGTGGTTGGCCCACGGTTTCGTCGAGGAAGTCCCCTGCCAATGGAAGCGTTGTTCGCTGAACGTGGCGGTTATTTCTTTGACCCAGAATCAGAAATCGAGATGGCCAGAGATTGCGCCGAATCCTTTCAAAAATACATCAATCAATCAGAGAAAAAAAAGAAAAAATGAGCGAAAGTAATAAAACTTACATTGTGTGCCACGGAGAAAAAGTTGTGGAACTGGACAGGTTTGGCATGAGCAAAGAGGAAGCCAATCAAGAAGCCCAAAGACTCATGGCCCATGGCTACAAAAATGTCAGGGTCAGGCTGGAAGACCCTCTCCATCCAAGCTGGCCCCTCAACTTCGACGCGCAATGAGCGACACGCCCGAAACAAATGCCGCCGAAGAGCGTTGTATTGCAACTGGTTTTAAGACTGGTTACGTTGATGTTGAGTTTGCTTTACAGCCAGAACGCGAACGCAACCAAGCCCGCGACCAATGTCACAAGCTCCGCAGAGACCGTCTAGCCATTACACGGGCTTATGATGATGTTTGCCAAAAACTTGATAAGGCTATAGACGCTCTTGAATACATTGCGGGCCTTGATTCATCTCAAGCCGCTTGTGCAGAATTGTGCAGCGCCGTAGGAGTTGCTGCTAAAGCCTTGGAGGATATGGAATGAATATTGTCTTTGCCTACCATAACGGAGACGCCGATCTGGCTATGGAGTCGGCCAAGGCCATTACTGCCATGGGAATTAACATGCGCCACAAGGCAACAGTATGTACCAAGAGTGATACATCTGGTGTTTCCGATGTCATTCACGAACTCAAGAAAAGCTTTCCAGAAGTTGACCACCTGACCGCCCAAGACGGATTTGATGGCTGGCCACTTGGCCCGAACCAGATGTTCAGTGATGTGGCTGCTGCCATGTATTCAACCAATGCTCCGTTTTACTTTTGGGAGCCAGATTGTGTTCCGATGAAAGAGGGATGGGTAGATGACTTGGACGCCGAATACCACAGAAAAGTCGGAATTATGGGCCATCTCTACGAAGGCGGAATGGCAACCAATGGGAAGAATATCTACAGGATGATTGTGGGCAGTGCTGTCTATCCTCCCAATTTCTTGGACTTTTGTCCTTCCGCGCAGTCCTTATCGACCTACAATTTGGCTTACAAAAGCGCAGGCACCATCCCCGAACCATGGGACGTTCGTTGCCGTTGGAATTTTATGGCTATCGGGCGGGACACCCCGCTGATCCGCACCTACTGGAAAAGTGTCAACTACCAGTGGAAGGATGGGAAGATTGTCTTCTATGCCGAAGACCCCGAAGCCCAAGCGGTCCAAGGGGTCACTTGCCCAGATAGAGTGATCTCCAGCCAAGCCGTGGTCATCCACGGATGTAAAGATGGGTCACTCCACAAGATGGCGCAAGAGGGGTTTCCAATGCCACAAAGCGTCAGTAATGATGCACAAATGGGGACAGTTTGCGATAAAGTATCAGAAATGATGCGTAAATCGTCAAAAAAAACGAAAAAGAAACGAGTGATCTCGGAAGTAGAGCGCGAACGCCGCAGGCAATCCATGCTGGAAATTTTGCAAAGAAAGCGTGAACGAAAGGCCCAAGAGGCTGTCTAACGCTTCCTATGCACGAAGTCATTCACGAACCCTCGGCTGAAACCGCACTCCTCTCCTGCCTCTGCCATGCGCCAACAGAGGACCAAAGAGAGATCCTTCTATCCATTAAGGAGGATCACTTCTACCTTCAAGAGAACAAAATCATCTTTCGGGCGATCATGCGCTGTATCGCCAAGGGGATGCAGGCTGACATTATCAATGTCAAAGGAGAGATTGAAGCTGCCAACGAATACGACATCATTGGTGGTGAACAAAAAATTACAGAAGTTGCAACTTCGTGTGTAGCCCACAACAACTGGAAACGCTACTACCCCAAGCTGGAAGAAGCCCGTTACAGAAGGTCGCTGGAATACTTGGCCAATGACATGGTTCACAAGGCGCGGGACCGCGAACTAAAGATTGAAGAGCTAAAGAACTGGTCGGAAACAACCGTGATGCGGGCCGACTACGAGATTGATGATGGAGACAAACTATCAATCAATAGCGCCCTAGACCGCGCTGCCCAAAACATCGAATCCACGATTGCTGGCAAGCCCTGTATCGGTATCCGCACAGGAATCACACCATTGGATGACATCCTTATGTTTGGATTGCGCGGAGGAGATATGGTTGTTTTGGCGGCAAGACCAGCCGTTGGGAAGACGGCCAGCGCCCTCCAAATTGCCGAAAACGTGGCACTCAACCAGAAGAAGCGGGTACTTATCTTCTCGCTTGAGATGACCAGTGTTGCACTTATGGAACGCATGATCCGCTCGCGGGCGCGTGTGGGTGCGGCTGACATCCTTTCTGGTCGTGTTACCCAGCATCAAAAACAATCTCTGGCACGTTCTATCCAAGAGATCCACGGCTCGGAAATCATCTGCGATGATAGCTCGGCAAAATCCATTGGCTATCTCAAGGCGGTTGCTCGCCGCGCCCACCAAAGGACACCTCTAGACCTCGTCATTATTGACTACTTGCAGTTGGTCAAGGGGGACAGCAAGCGCGGAAAGGACAACCGTGTGTGTGAGGTGGAAGAGATTAGTGGTGGGATTAAAGATCTGGCCAAGACCCTCAAGGTTCCCGTTCTGGTGCTGGCTCAACTCAATCGCGACCCAGACAAGCGTGGAGGACGCCCCAGCCTTTCAGACCTCAAGGGATCTGGAGCAATCGAACAGGACTCAGATATCGTCATTATGCTTCACAGCGAAGATGCTCAAGACCATGAGCAGAATCCTACCATGGAGTTTATTGTCGGCAAGCATCGTGACGGCCCTACTGGCGTTGCCAACATGAGCTTTAACAAGGCGATTACTCGCTTTGAGGTTGCTTAAACTTCCAGCAGAAATCGGGAAATTCCAGATTCTCTCCACCCTGCACCTCAACGGGCAAGTGGACGCTCACAGCATTGTAGCATCCGCAAACCCCGCAAGCTTTAAGCTGTAAGTCATAGGAAGTTTTTCTGGCTCCTGCAATATGTGGAAGCATTCCAGCAATCCCCTTACATCCCCAACATCCAGAAGTGGCTATTTGATGGGGGCAGGCGGCACAGATCTTGGCTCGGCGCTCCGCCTCTTCTTGGGGGACAAGCTCAAACTTGCCATTGACCGCAAACTGATACATGGCCTTGACCCAGCGAACAATCTCTCCAAATCCAAGTTTCTGTTTTTCTTGAGAACACGGCACACAGTTTTCGTTGCCAGCCATTCTGTCACAAAGATTGTTTTCTATTTGTGACACAAAATCAGTAGGCGGAGTAATTCCCTTGGAAACCAAAAGCTTTTCACAATTACTAACCATGTCCCAAAAGTCTCCACCGTGGACGGGTTCATTTACAATTGGACATTTAACCCACCAGCCTTGCGGCGGGACAGTGGTTTTACGCGAGTAGCAGAATCTCGGACTATTCATTAACCACAAGCTCCGCTTCGTAGGTTGAGTCCTCGGGAATCTTCATGGATTCCAGTTTGGTGGCTATATTGATCTGAATAGCATTTTGCTGATTCGGGCCTTCAGAGAAGTTGATCGACGCTGCCTCGGCTAGTTGTTTGATATTTCTCATCATGCCAAGAGCTTCCATACCATCAAGGTCTTGCGCGGCATCAGCGGCCTTGACTAATACTTTGCCAGTCAGAAACTTGATCGATTTTTTCATGGTCTCCAATGAAGCCGTAATTTCCGACATCAAAGTGGGAACCCCGTCATCCTCCCAAGGGGCGGGGGATTGATCGTTGACGAGACGCTCCCTGCACTGAATCCAACGCTGGGTATCCCGCCATAAGCAAACGGTAGACTCGCTAACCTTCAGTTCCTCGGCAATGTCCCGTAGGGTGCGCCCCGAACAATACATGGAGAATCCCTTAATGCATTCAAGCCTGCGTTTTTTATCCATCTCCTCCATCTTTGCGGGGGGCGGAACTAGAGCTATGGGGCGTTCTTTGTCCCAAGGATAAAGATTTTCTTTTTCGGGATTTTCCTGCCAGATCTTGGCATACTCATCCCACTTCTCGCTATATATCATCTTCTCAATCGTGGCTTTGTGCTTTGTGTCCAAAGCTTTCATTACTTCTGGCAATTCCCTACCAGCGGCATATAGACGAAATGCATTCTGTTTTTTAAGTCGATTTTCGGGAGCATCCCAATCCCGTTCTGCAACCTTGCGCTTTTTCTCCATTGCGATTAGTGTAGTATAAATTTCATAAATGGCAACAGTTGATCAAGGGATAGAGAAATACGGGAGGTTGTGGTTACCCAAAGACGGACAGGCGATTACACCGATCCGTATTGAGATGGATGCTTTCTTGCAAGGGTTAACACCCGAAGAAGGCGGACTCGGAAAAGCTAGGCATTACCGAAATATTGTCTCTGCTATTTGGCCAACTTTTCAGTGGCATAGGTGGGCGGAACTTAGCGCACAGGCATTCTGCAATCAAGTCTACGAGGTGGACGAGGCAACTGGCAATCGATTTGTCCGAAGCGTGACTGGTCTGGCTGGCGGAACTGACTCTGGTAAGTCTTATGGCATGGCGGCGTTCGCTCTTGTCAACTGGTTCTGCGATCCAATCAACACGATGACCATTGTGGTCTCTACATCCAAAATTGACGCCAAGCAACGTATCTGGGCGGCTCTAGTCAAGATGTATCGCGAAGCCAGAAACATGGGATTGGCCTCTGGCCGACTCATTGAGTCCATGGACATTATTAAACTTTCGGACGAAGAGGGAGCTATTATCGATCCCGAAACGGGGGTAAGTGATGCCTCGTCTATTATGCTTCTGGCGGCTGGTGACGAATACAAAGATGACGCTCAAAAACGACTTCAAGGTAAGAAAAATCGTCGTATAGTGTTGATAATCGATGAGTTACAAGATTGTTCGGCTTCCGTAATTAACGAGGCCGTGTGGGGATTTAAGGGCGCACAAGAACTCTATATCGTTGGAGCGGGTAACCCGTCCTCCATTTTTGATCCCCACGGAAAATTTTGCGAACCGATCAAGGGGTGGATGAGCGTAGATGAGCAAACCCCGAACTGGAAGATACGTGTGGCAGGTATTGAGGGGGTGTGTATCAGATTTGATTCAGAAAAAGATAATCCCAATCAACAGTCCTTCGACGCTGGTAAGGGGCTTCGCTATCCCTTTCTTCCAAAGCCCAACGATGTGGCGTTAGCTAAGAAAGAACTTGGAGAACTTAACCCACAGTATTGGAGGAAGTTTCGGGGCTTCTGGCCTCCTGCTGACGCCGATGACTCCACGATTGTCTCGGACATACTCCTAGCCCGCCATGGGGCGTTAGAGAAGCCCATATGGGATGGAACCCCGAAAGATATTGCAGGAATCGACCCCAGCTACACTGAGGGCGGTGACCGATTTGTATTTACCCACCTCAAGTATGGCAAGCTGATCAGTGGTAAGTG